GATGTGGACAGATCAACCTTCGTCAAATACAGAGCCATAGGAAATCTTGGTCATGGTGATTTCGCTATCATTATATTCCAACCACAAATCATTCACACCGCAATAGAAGGCCCGATAATACGAACCGGTATCATTGATATTGGTGTTGGAATATTTCTTCAAATTAAACATTGGAAGAAAATCATCCTTGCTGGAATAGGAAAATTTATCGTACAAAGTAACCCGCTGAAGGTTGTCATTGTTGAAGCTATATTCATTATTCCCATAGTACAAAGTACGAATGGGAAAGGTTTTTCCGCTGGCCGTGGTATAGTTCCAATCTTCGGTTCTATCAGGTTCACCCAACTGTTCAATAAGTTCGGTTTCACTAATGTTTTTCTTGTCCTTCACTTCATATTGAAGTGCGTCAAAGACTACCGGAACAGTTTCCTTATTTGTGCTTCCGGGATTGTTTGTCATTTGGCTGACCCCAACCCCAATGCCAACGGCAAGAGCGACTACAACAATCAAGACGGGGATTAGGCAACCCTTCTTTTTCATAACAACCATTCCTTTCATTTATCTTACATCACTTTGGAAGGCCACGGCCTTACCAAGAATGATGATATGATCCAACTGTTCCCCGGTATAAACCAAATCTTCATAGTTAGAGTTTTCAGCCTTTAGGATCAATAGATTTTTTTCGGGATAGTAATTCACCCGCTTTAGGGTTGCTTCATCATCAATGATAACAGCGGCAATTTCGCCATTGTTCACCATTTCCTGTTTTCTGATGAACACAATATCCCCGTCATAGATTCTGGCCCCGATCATGGAATCACCCTTGGCCTTCAAGCAGAAATCAGCATGAATGTTGGTACCAGCTTCCACATACAGTTCCTTTTCTTCGTTTGCCATGATGGGTTTACCGCAAGCAATGTCACCGAGCAGGGGAAAACGCTTTGTAGAGATTGGGATGATGTTATCAAACTTCATTTGTGGCTGTGAAGGTTCAACCGCCACAGATTTATTGATACTTTTCAACCAATCATTCCGGTTCGGAATGTCTGATCTTCCCATGAGGTAATCCAAATCAACATTGAAATAGTCAGCAATGGTTTCCATTGATTCAAGGCCCGGTTCCCGTTCGCCCCGTTCATACATATTTACACTACTTTTGGAAAACCCGAGCTGATCCGCCAAGTTCTGTTGAGATAGGCGGCGTTCGGTTCGTAACTGTTTGAACCGATCAGAAAACTTCGGCATAAGTGCACCCCTTTCAGAAGTCTTTCTATAATTTATTATACACATTATGTGCACAAAGTCAATCCGTCGATGTGCACAATTAGTAACACATTTCTTTGTGCACAATTTGTGTTCGGTTGTGCTTGACTTTGAGCACATATCGTGTATAATGATAATCAGACGAGCACAAAAGGTGCACGGCAACAGCGACAACATGAGCGCCCCCGGTTTATGGGTTCGGGTATTGGGTATCAATCCCCATGTAAAAGATATGACCGCCCGGAAATTGCTTGTTGGGGCTTTGGCTGTTCTAATTCTGAAGAAAGGATGTGCAAATATGAGTGTTGGCAAGAAACTTCGGGAACTGCGTGGAAGCAGAACCCAAGACGAAATTTCCAAGGAACTTGGGATCACCAAATCTTCTTATGCCATGTATGAGCGAGATGAACGGGTTCCCCGTGATGAAGTGAAGGTTCGCATTTCCAACTTCTTTGGTGTTTCGGTGCAGGAACTTTTTTTTAACTAAATCGAGCACATATAGTGTTCAGTAGGAGTAAGAACCATGAATGAAGTCAGTTTGAAGCCGGTCATTGATGAACTTGAAACCTTGTTTTCAAAGTTCAACAAAGCCTTCTTTGAAGGGAAGCTGGAAAAGCCTGTGATCACCGTTTCCCCGGATCATACCCGTGGGGCCTATGGGTGGTGTACTGGTTGGAAGGCATGGCAAGACGGCACCAAGGAAGGCGGCTATTACGAAATCAACCTGTGCGCCGAATACCTGAACCGCCCCTTTGAAGAAACCTGTGGAACCTTGCTTCACGAAATGGTTCACCTTCAGAACCTTCAGGACAATGTTCAAGACACTTCCCGTTCTGGTTCCTACCACAACCGGAAGTTCAAGGAAACCGCTGAAGCCCACGGGCTGACCGTGGAGAAAGGCGAAAAGTACGGATGGCGCAAAACCACCCTGAACCCGCAAGCTGAAGCGTTTGTGAAATCCCTTGGCAAGTCCGGGTTCTGTCTGGTTCGGCCCCGTACCAATCCGCTGAAAGGTTCCCGGAAGGGCGGTGGATCAAGTTCCCGTAAGTATGTTTGCCCTTGTTGCGGAACCATCATCCGGGCCACCAAGGAAGTTCATGTTCTCTGTGGAGAATGTGAAGTGGCCTTTGAAGAACAGGAGTGATAACCAATGAATGAAATAAACCCGAAACCCGAATATTGGGTTCTATCCCTTTCGGGTGGTAAGGATTCCACCGCCCTTGGCCTTGAATGGCTGGCCCGACACAAGACCGATCCTGTCACATATCCCCTTCATGAAGTGGTGTACTGTGACACATGGATGGAGTTCCCGGCCATGATGGAGCATATCAACCAGATTGAAAAAATCTTCATGGATGCGGGAATCAAGTTCACACGGGTTCAAAATCCAAAATCTTTTGATTGGTTCATGTTTGAATACCAACCCAAGCGCCACAACCCTGAATTGCAAGATAAAAAAGGTCAAAGCTGGCCGGGGCCGCAAGCCCGTTGGTGTACTGCTGAATTGAAAACCAGAATCATCAATAGGTATCTCGCCCATCTTCGTGAAGAATACACCGTTATTCAGTTGATTGGCCTTGCGGCTGATGAAGAATACCGGTTGGAACGGGAACACAATCAGAACCCCGAACACCGTCACCCATTGGCGGAATGGGGTTGGACGGAAGCCGATTGTTTGAAATACTGCTATTCCCACGGTTTTGATTGGGGTGGCTTGTATGAGATTTTCCACCGGGTTTCCTGTTGGTGCTGTCCGTTGCAGAGCCTTGAAGAATTACGGAACTTGCGAAAACATTTTCCTGATCTGTGGGCAAAGCTGTTGGACATGGAACACCGGACTTGGCGAACCTTCCGGGCTGATTATTCAGTTGATCAACTGGAAATCCGCTTTGCTTTTGAAGATGAACGCCTTGCCGCTGGCCTTCCGATCAACCGAACCCGTGAATTTATGACCGAACTTCGGAAACGGCTTGCAGAAGCCGAACCACAAAAATGAAAGGAGTACGCACAATGACCACCTTTGCAGAGCGTTTGAAAAACGCTATGGAACAGGCCAACATGAGCCAATCCGCCCTGTCTGAACAGGCCGGGGCTTCCAAGGCCGCTATTAGCCAATACCTTTCCGGGAAGAACACCCCCGGCCCTGACCGTATCAAGGCCCTTGCCGATGCAACCGGCGTTTCCTTTGATTACCTGATGGGTTATGGAGCCGCCCCGGTTGCGGAACCGCCCATCAAGAAGATCAGCGTGAAGGAAGCCGCCCGGTGCATGGGAAAATCTGATCAGTTTGTCAGAATCGGCCTTCAGCGTGGCCTTCTTCCCTTCGGGAACGCTGTTCCCGGAACCGGCGCTTGCTGGAATTACTACATCAACCCCACCAAGTTCCGTGATTATGTGGGCGCTGATCAGTTCAATTCCTTCTTCGGCCTTACGGCCTGAAAGGGGAACACCGATGGATAACACCCGTGATGAACTGTTGGATTTGATCAGGAACGCCACCAACATTGATATGATTTGCTTCTTCGCCATTATCTATGTGGTTGCGCCCGATTCCCCCCCTATACGCCTATCGCCACCCGTGGCGAACTGAAGAAGGCAATTAAGCAGTTGCGGAGCGCCCAGCATAGCCCGGATTGCCCCGCTGAAATGTCTGAAGGCTTTGAAACGGCGATTCAGTACATCCGCCGTGAATGGCTTCACCAATGAAAGGATGGTTTATATGCTTCAGATCGGAATGATCGTTAAAATCTTGCCCGATGCGGAATACAGCGGCAAGTTCACCGGCTACATCGGCAAGGTGAAGAATTACTTTTCGCAGAACAAGAAGGTTGGCGTGGAACTTTTTCAGCAGACGAATGACGCAAGTTCCAAGGGCCTGTTTTGGTTCTCTGAATCCAAGGTGGTTGCGGCGGGTAGTCTGCCTGATGCCATGATGGAATATATCAAGGCCGATCTTAACGCCACCTTTGGCGTTGCAAATCACATCCGCCGTTCCCGTCAGACCGGCCTTCCGCAGATCAAGAAGGTCATTTATAGCGGCCCCAAGACAATCATTCTGTGGGCCGACAACACCAAAACCATTGTTTCCTGTGGGGAAGCGGATACCTATGACTACTATTCCGGTTTCTGTGCCGCTGTGGTCAAGAAACTGTTCGGTTCCACCACCCACGCCAAAAAGGTTTTGGGTGATTCCATTCAGATCAATGATTAACCTGTTTCAGCACCAACAACAGGCCCTTGATGAAACCGAGGGGAAGAACCGGGTGGCCTATTACCTTGATATGGGCCTTGGGAAAACCTTTGTTGGTTCCGAAAAAATGATGAAGCTGAACAAGCGGATCAATCTGGTGGTGTGCCAATGTTCAAAAGTTCAAGACTGGATTGAACATTTTCAAGACCACTACACCCGGAATTGTGTGTTCGACCTGACCAACCCCAAAACCTTCAAATGGTTCTTTGAACAGGTTCAGCATGAGGTTCCAACCCTGATGATTGGCGTGATCAACTACGAACTGACTTTCAGGCGGAATGTGCTGAAAACCCTGACCGGCTTCACGCTGATGTTGGATGAAAGTTCCCTGATCCAGAACGAGAACGCCAAACGGTCAAAGTTCATTCTTGGGCTGAAACCGGATAATGTGATCCTTCTGTCAGGCACCCCCACGGGCGGCAAGTATGAAAACCTGTGGAGCCAATGCCAACTGTTGGGGTGGAAGATTTCAAAGGAACTGTTCTGGAAGCAGTACATTCAAACGGAATGGGTGGAAACCGATGGCTTTTGGCGGCAACAGATTACCGGCTATAAGAATGTTGACCGGCTGAAGATGAAGCTGGCCGAACACGGGGCCGTTTTCATGACCACCGAACAGGCCGGGATCAGCCTTCCAAAACGGAACTGGATCAAGGTCAAAACCTGTCCTTCACCCCTTTATTGGAAGTTCTGGAATGATCGCTATATTGCGATTGACAGCGCCAACCTTGGTGAATTTGAACTGGATGCGGATTTCTACGGTTCCAATGCCCATTGTGAACGGGAATTGATCGGTGATACCAGTTTGACCCGCCGCCTTTACGCCCGTCAGCTTTGCGGCCTATATAACCCGGCCCGTTATGAAGCCTTCCGGGATTTGGTGAACAGCACAGAAGATCGCTTGATTGTGTTCTATAACTTCACGGAAGAAATGGAACGCCTGAAGGGGATTGCCAAGGGCCTGAACCGGCCTGTGTCTGTTCTTTCCGGTGAAGAAAAGAACTTGGATGCTTACCGCTACCAGCACAACAGCATTACCTTCATTCAGTATCAGGCCGGTGCAATGGGTGGAAACTTCCAACTTGCCAACAAAATCATTTACTTCAGCCTTCCCCAAGGTTCTGAACTGTGGGAGCAATCCCAAAAGCGTATTCACCGCCTTGGGCAAGAACGGCCCTGTTTCTATTACCTGATGATCTGTCCGGGAACGGTTGAAGAAGATATTCTTTCCACTTTGGAAATGAGAAAGGACTATACCGATGAACTATTCAGAAAGTATGAGCAAGCGGCAACAGCGCCGCAAAGCCCTTAACCAGCGGTTCAGGCGGATGTTCCTTGTGGCCCTTCTGATGGGCCTTGCAATGGGGTTTATATTTGGGCGCTGTTCTGCTGTCAACAGCAAGGCCCCGGATGCCCCCATTGAACCGGATCAGCTTACCGCCGTGACCCCGGATGTGACCTTGGAGCCGGCGGAAATTCTGCTGGTGGAAGAACACGCCGAACCTGAACCGGTGCTGTTGGGCAGTTTCAGAATTACCGCCTATTGTTCCTGTGAAAAGTGTTGCGGCGAATGGGCCAAGAACCGGCCCAACGGCATTGTGTATGGTGCCGCTGGTGTGGAACTGAAAGCCGGTGTTTCCTGTGCTTCCCCGCTTCCCTTGGGAACCGTGGTGGAAGTGGAAGGCTTGGGTGAATACATCGTTCAGGATCGCCCCGCCCAATGGGTGATTGACAAATACGGTGAAAACCAGATCGACATTTATTTTGACAACCATGAAGCCGCTTCCGTCTTCGGCCTGAAGCAGTTGAATGTTTATCTGAAAGGAGAACCCGAAAAATGATCAAATGTGAAAATGCTTGCCCCCGTGGAAAATTTGATGGGTGTTGCCACAAATGCCCGGATTTCCACACTTGTCCTGATTCCTGTCAGGAAAACCCGAACGCCTGTGGTTCGGCCACCTTCGATGAAGAAACGGCCCTTCAGGAGTTCAAGAACACACAGCTTGCCACCTTGAACGCCATTGCTTCCCTGACCGCCCACAAGAAGGCCATTGAGGAACAGGAAAAGGAAATGAAGGCCAAGCTGTATGAAGCAATGGTGAAGTTCGGCGTGGATAAGTTTGAATCCGATGTTCTGAACCTTACCCTTGTGAAGCCCACCAATGCCACCAGCATTGATTCCGCCAAGCTGAAGAAGAAATACCCGGACATTGCTTCCGAGTGTTCCAAGACTACCGCCAAGGCCGGTTATGTGAAGATCACCCTGAAGGACGGTGGGGCCGATGGCAAGGGATGAATTATGGGATGCCCTGAAGGATCATGCCAAACAGGTTCATTCAGAACGGGTTGCAAAGAACCCCGACCGGATCGCCTATGCCATTCAACAGTTTGAAGCCCACGGCATTGAATACCAACTGAAAAATGAGCAAACAGGCCACTTCCATTGTTGGCGGAAGTCTGATGATAAACTGTTCCAATTTTACGCTGGAACAGGAAAAATTCAGGGCTTCACCCAAGTCAGAGGTATTCACAGCCTGATTCAGATGTTGGAGGGGTGAGCCGATGGCCGGTGAAAAAAACTTTGAAAATCGCCTGAAGAAATGGCTGGAAGCTGAAGGGATATATCCCTTGGGTGAACCTGTTGACCGCATGAGCGCCCCGCCCTGTGGCTTCTATGAAAAGCGTTGGGGTGGAAGCCGGTATGTGAAAAGCGGCCTTCCCGATATGCGGATCACCGTGAAGGGCATTGCCCTTGAAGTGGAGCTGAAGGCCACCGATGGAACCCCATCTGTGCTTCAGAAGCGTAATTTGGCCCAAATCAACGGTTCACAGGGGTTCGGGTTCATCCTTTACCCGGAAGGCTTTGAAGCCTTCAAGACTATTGTGAAAGGGGTGAAACAATGCGAGTTTCCCACAGCCGGGTTGAAGTCTTTGATAGATGCCCATACAAATACCGCTTGCGATATGTGGAAGGGATAGACACGATCCCGAACACGGACGCAGACAACGCCCTGATCCTTGGCACCGCCCTTCACACCGGCATTGAAGAAGGGGTTGAACAAGCCCTTGACTTCTACAAGAACAGCTTTCCGGTTCTGACGGATGATCACATTCATGAAATGATGAAGCTGGAAGCAATGATCCCCAAGGCAAAGGCCATGTTGCCACCGGGCGGAACCTTTGAATTGCCTGTTGGGAACGCTGATTTCATCGGCTTCATGGATTATCTGGTTCCCGTGGGGAAGGGCCTGAAGCTGGATGGGCTGATCACCGGTGAAGATTTGGATGAATTTGAAGCGTTTGATCTGTACGATTTCAAGTATTCCAACAACGCCAAGAACTACGCCGTTTCCGGTCAGCTCCACGAATACAAGTATTGGTATGAACTGACCCATCCCGGCCACCGGATTAGAAATATGTATTTCCTGATTGTTCCCAAGCCCAAGATCAGGCAGAAAAGCACCGAAACCCTTTCCCAATTCCGTGACCGCTTGCAAGCGGCCTTGAAAGATGCTGAACCAACGCTGATGCCGGTTCAGTACAACCCCATGAAGATTGTGGACTTCCTGACCGATGTGAAGCACATGGTTGAAACCACAGACTTTCCCAAGAACCCAAACCATTTTTGCGGATGGTGTGAGTATGAAGAATATTGTCAGAAAGGATGGGATTAT